TGCACAGGATCTGAAGGCAATCCACGGTCTGAACGCTGAAGCGGAACTCGCAAACATTCTCTCCACTGAGATTCTTGCTGAGATCAACCGCGAAGTCATCAGAACCATCTACAAGGTTGCTGAGCAAGGTGCTGCTGCAAACACCGCAACTGCTGGTGTATTCGACCTCGACATCGACTCCAACGGTCGCTGGAGTGTTGAGAAGTTCAAGGGTCTGCTGTTCCAAATCGAGCGCGATGCTAACGCAATCGCACAAAGAACTCGTAGAGGAAAGGGCAATGTAATCATGTGCTCCGCTGACGTTGCATCCGCACTGTCCATGGCTGGCGTACTCGACTACACCCCTGCACTCAACGCTAACCTGAACGTTGATGACACTGGTAACACCTTCGCTGGTGTTCTGCTTGGTAAGTACAGAGTCTACATCGATCCTTATGCTGCAAACGTTGCTGCTCAGCAGTACTACGTTGTCGGTTACAAGGGCACCTCTCCTTACGACGCAGGTCTCTTCTACTGCCCATATGTACCCCTCCAGATGGTACGTGCAGTTGGCGAGAACACCTTCCAACCCAAGATCGGCTTCAAGACCCGTTATGGTCTTGTTGCAAACCCCTTCGCAGAAGGAACCGATCAAGGTCTGGGTCGCCTCAAGGTCAACCAGAACCGTTACTACAGAAGAGTTCAGATCAAGAACCTCATGTGATCCATCGGATTCACAATCTGTTCCAGAGACCCGCAAGGGTCTCTTTTTTTGTCTCTAAATAAAATATACTTGTTATATCGTAATGAAAGATCTTCTTATTACATTCGGTGATAGTTGGACTTTTGGTGAAGGGTCTGCCTACAAAGATGGTATGAACCAACCACAATATGAACAAATTCAACATGATCCAGATTTATGTTGGGAGAATGGTTGGAGAAAGCGTGTTGTAGATCATTTTGATTTTGATCATATCAACTTTGGGATTGGTGGTAGTAGTAATGATAAGCAGTTTAGAGTAGCAAAAAAATTCTTTTCGTCTAAAAAATTCAAAGATATATATCAGCAAAAACGAAAGATATATGTGTTGTGGGGAACAACATCAGTTAATAGGTATGACTTTTGGGTAAAAGACACATATCAATATGAACACATATTTTTAAAAGATCCTGATGGTAAGGATGCCGACCCAGATCAGTGGGGGATAAATGCAGAAGCAAGAGATTATATTGCTGCTTGTTTGAATAAATATTCTTACTGTGAACCAGCTAGAGTTAAGGAATTAGAGATCGAATTCTTACATTGGAATCAATACTTTAAACTTCTGGGAATTAAAAATTTTTGGTATGACACATTTTGTTCTTTTAATTACTCAATAAAAGTTCCAAACTTTTTTGATATTGATAAAAAAAGAAGAGATTTATTATCTGTGATTGTAAATGATCATAGGAAAGACGCATCTTTAAAAAGATTTTTGCCTTCTGATGATTTTGTATACGCTTGTAAAAAAGAATTATTGAATCCTTATAGTTATCACCCACTAACTGTTGGATATGAATTATTAGGTAATCACCTCATCAAAAAACTTCAGGAGAACATCTAATCATGTCATTAGGTAACGTAGGAAATGCCTACACCAACCAAATTCAAAATAGAAACTTCTTATCTTCTATTGGATTCAGATTTACTCTGAGCAGAGCAAGGAAGGTCTCATTCTTCTCCAATAAAGCAAACATTCCTGGACTTACTCTTGGAGTTGCTGAACAACCAACATATCTGAAGAATATTGATATTCCTGGAGACAAGATACAATATGCTGACTTTACTCTAAGTTTTATTGTCGATGAGAACTTAGAGAACTACATGCAAATCCATAAGTGGATTCGTGGACTTGGATTTCCAGAATCTCAAACCGAAATATTTGATTTGCAAAAAGATGATCCATCTCAAATCAGATACGATGGTCAGGGAATGAATATCTATTCCGATGGCACTCTCTCGGTTTTAAATAGTAATCAAAGAACTCAATTCAACGTAGAGTTCACCGACATGTTCCCATACAATTTATCAGATCTGTCGTTCGATGCTACTAACGCAGACACTGAGTACTTTACGGCAGAGGTCGATTTCAAGTATACTATCTACAATATAACAGATCCTGAAGGCAATAGACTATGATCGATCTTGAATCTATCCAAGAGATGTGGAAGAAGGACTCTCACATCAACATGGATAACCTACATGATGAATCAATTAAGGTCCCCTCGTTACATGCTAAATATTTTGAGATTTACAATACTGTAATTCTTCTTAAGAAAAAAGCGGAACAAACTCGCAAGAACGTCAGGCACGAACGTTACGAATACTTCACAGGTAAAGCAGATCCTGAAGTATACGTGGAATCACCATTCCCCAAAAAAGTAAGAGACAAAGACACTCTACAAAAATATCTTGACGCAGACGACAAACTATCACAAATAAGTTTGAAGGTTGAATATTACGATGTCACTTTGAACTATTTGGAAAGCATTCTGAAGGTAATTCAGAACAGAACTTACCAGATAAAGAATGCTATTGACTTCCTAAAATTCCAGGCAGGATATGGCTAATACTCATGATCTCGTTATCCAAAAATCAAATGAAGTCTTTTTAAAGATTAAGTGTGAACCTCATATTGAATATGAGTTAAGAGACCACTTTAAGTTTGAAGTTCCTAATGCAAAATTTATGCCCCAGTATAGGGGTAGGAATTGGAATGGCGAGATTCATTTATTTGATATGAGGACCAAGCAATTATATGTTGGGTTATTAGATAAACTTATATCTTTTTGTGAGAATTATAGATATTCTTATACATTTGAAGAAAACAAATTCTATGGTATGCCGTTTGAGGTAAATGATGGCATATCAAAAGAAGGTGTTAAAGATTATATGAACTCAATTACTTCAATTCGTCCCAGAGACTATCAAATTGAGGGAGTATACGACGCTCTAAGACATAACAGAAAATTACTGATATCACCGACTGCCTCAGGTAAATCATTGATGATTTATTCAGTAGTTCGGTATTACTCAGATAAAGGGAAAAAAATTCTCTTAGTTGTTCCAACGACATCGCTAGTAGAGCAGATGTATAAGGACTTTGAGGATTATGGTTGGGATGCTCAGTCATATTGCCACAAGATTTATTCTGGACGGGAAAAGGTTACGGATGCTCCTGTGACTATTACTACATGGCAATCAATTTATAAGTTAGATAGATCATTCTTTGAGGATTATGAAGTGGTGATTGGTGATGAAGCGCACCTTTTTAAAAGTAAGTCTTTAATATCTATAATGACGAAACTTCACCATGCAAAATATAGATTTGGATTTACTGGAACTTTAGATGGCACACAGACTCATAAGTGGGTTTTGGAAGGAGTGTTCGGACCATCTTACAAAATTATTAGAACTGCTGAGCTGATGGCACAAGGTCATCTATCTAAACTCGATATTACATGCTTAGTATTAAAACATAATCCTCAGATATTTGCAACCTATGAAGATGAAGTTCAATTCATCATTACGCACGAAAAAAGAAATAACTTTATCAAGAATTTGGCATTAGATCTTAAAGGTAATACTTTGATTCTATTCTCAAGAGTAGAAGCACATGGTAAGCCTTTATATGAGATGATTAATGCTGCAAAGAAAGGTGATAGGAAAATCTTCTTTGTTCATGGTGGTGTAGACACTGAAGAAAGAGAACTTGTTAGGGAGATTACTGAAAGAGAACAGAATGCAATTATTGTTGCTTCATATGGTGTATTCTCTACAGGAATAAATATAAGAAACCTACACAATGTGGTTTTTGCTTCACCCAGTAAATCCAGAATTCGTAACTTACAATCTATTGGAAGAGTCTTGAGAAAAGGCAAGAACAAGACCAAAGCAATGCTATATGACATCTCCGATGATTGTACGCATAAGTCAAGAAGAAACTATACGTTGAATCACCTGATTGAAAGAATTAAAGTTTACAATGAAGAGAAATTTAATTATGACATTATAAACGTCAACCTAAAGGCATAGCATATGGAAGATGATTTTTACGCAACAATAAAACTAAAATCTGGTGAAGAGATATTCTCAAAAGTCTCACCCTGTACAGAAGAGGAAAAGACATTCTTACTTGTCTCAAATCCAATTACCTTCTCTGAAGTTAAGACTAAAAGAGGCGTATCTGGATACAAGATGGAACCTTGGTTAAAGACTTCTCGTGATGACATGTTTATCATTGATTTAAATGATGTCATGACAATGAGTGAGTCTAAAGACATCGATATGATTATCATGTACCAGGCATGGATTAGGGAGTCTAAAGACTTTACTGATTCTGAGGATCCCACTGGATACAGACAAAGAATCGATAGAAAGATGGGTAGGATCGGTAACGTCAACGATACCAAAGAAATCCTAGAAAGATTATTTAAAGAAAGCTAATATTGTTTCTGAACCTCCACAAAGGTTATTGTACACAGATTCAGGGGTCTTGTCAAGCCTTGTGTTTATTCGTTCATGTTGATATAATAAAGATATCACTGTGAACATAGATATACTATTATGGCAATAGGACCAATGACTAAAAGAAAAAGATCAGTACATTATGTTAACAACAAAGAGTTTCTAGCAGCATTGATTGCTTATAGAGAAATGGTTCAGTTAGCAGAACAGAGAGGAGATCCAAAACCACGGATTACAAATTATCTAGGAGAATGTTTCTTAAAGATTGCAACGCACTTGTCATTTAAGCCAAACTTTGTAAACTATATCTTTAAAGATGACATGATTTCTGATGGCATTGAGAACTGTGTTCAATACATCCATAATTTTGATCCTGAGAAGTCTCAGAACCCGTTTGCTTATTTTACTCAGATTATACATTACGCGTTTCTACGTCGTATTCAGAAGGAAAAGAAACAGCTTGAGATTAAAAATAAGATCTTGGAGAAGACGGGTTTTGATGAAGTCTTCTACGATGACAACACGATTGACGGAGCGAACTACTCGGACTATAATCAAATAAAGGATAGTATTCATTCCAAGTCTAGGTATTGATGAAGGTTGCTATTATTACTGATCAGCATTTTGGTGCTCGTAAAAACTCTAAGCAATTTCACGATTACTTCCTGAAGTTTTATAATGATGTGTTCTTCCCTACATTAGAGAAGCACAAAATTAAAACTGTGGTTGACATGGGTGATACCTTTGACAGTCGTAAAGGTATTGACTTTGCTGCTCTTGCTTGGGCAAAAGACAATTACTATGATCGACTTCAAGACATGGGAGTCACTATTCATACAATTGTTGGCAACCATACTGCATACTACAAGAATACAAATGAGTTGAATGCAGTTGATCTCTTGCTTAGAGAATATAAGAATGTCAAAGTATATTCTGAACCAACTGAAGCAAAGTTGGGTAAATTAAATGTATTGTTTATTCCCTGGATTAATGATGAAAATTTTGAGACTACCCATCAATCTATTAAAACTAGCAGTAGCAAGTGCGCGATGGGGCACCTTGAGTTACGAGGATTTCCTGCTTATCGTGGACACACCATGGAGGAAGGTC